TGACCTATTTAAATTCACTGTTAAACTTTTCCGTAGTGCTGCTGGAAGAAAACTCAATTCCTTAGAATGTCACGATTTGATGTGTAAAATTGCTGATATTGTAGTTGTTGGTGGTGTGAGAAGATCAGCACTTATATCATTGTCAAATCTTACCGACCAACGAATGAGAAATGCTAAAAAAGGTCAATGGTGGGTGGGTGAACCTCAACGAGCATTGGCCAACAATTCCGTATGTTATACAGAAAAACCTGATATTGGTATTTTTATGGATGAATGGAAATCTTTATATGAATCAAAATCAGGTGAAAGAGGTATTTTTAATCGACAGGCTGCTTTAAAACAATTACCTGAAAGACGAAAAGAATTAGGGTATATTGACTATGGTTGTAATCCTTGCAGTGAGATAGTATTAAGAAGTAAATCATTTTGTAACTTAACAGAGGTTATTATTAGACAAAATGACACACTTGATGATTTATTACGAAAAATAGAAATTGCTACAATTATCGGAACATTTCAAAGTACATTAACGAAGTTTAGATATTTGTCATCGGCTTGGAAGAGGAATTGTGAAGAAGAGCGCTTGTTGGGGGTGTCATTAACTGGTATAATGGATAACCCAACAATGAATGGGTCTCAAGGACACGATAAATTGAAATTATGGTTGAATGAAATGAGAAACCATGCAATCAAAGTTAATTCTGAGTGGGCATCTAAATTGGGTATTAATGCCGCATCAGCAATTACTTGTGTCAAACCATCGGGATGTGCAACACTTGATACACAAATTAAAACAACAAAAGGTATTTTATCTTTTGCCGAATTGGCGTATAAGTTTGGTATTCAATCTCACGAAATGGAAGCCGGAAAATGGTTTGATATTGATACTGATATACAAATATATGATGAAGATAATCAATTACAAAATATTGAAAAATTTTATATAAATGGTATCGCAGAAATATATGATATCGAAGATGAAGATGGTAATATATATTCTTTCACAGGAAACCATAAATTATTATTGAAAACTGGTGAATGGAAACAAGTTAAAGATCTAATTGAAGGTGATGAAATAAAAAAATGGTAATATTAACCCAATCTTACAAATATACAAAAAATAACAAAAAATAAAAAGTTTAGAGGAATATATTAAAGAAAATCCTCAATATAAAAGAGGTAGAATATGAAAATTAAATCGATTAATAAAAGAAAATCACCAGAATTAACAGTGGACATTCAAGTTGGAGGGAGTCATACATACCAATTAAGTAATGGATGGGTGTCACATAATACGGTATCTCAATTGGTGGATTCATCATCTGGTATACATCCAAGATTTTCACCATATTACATCAGAACAATCAGAGCCGATAAAAAAGACCCAATTGCAAGAATGATGGTTGACAAAAATTTTCCAGTAGAGGATGATGTGATGAAGCCTGATTCTGGATATGTTTTTTCATTCCCCATCAAATCACCAGAGGGTTCAGTTTTTACAAATGATAGAACCGCAATAGAGCAATTGGAATTATGGAAAATATATCAAGAGGAGTATTGTGAACATAAACCTTCAATCACAGTCTATGTTGATGAGCATGAATGGCTTGAAGTTGGTGCATGGGTTTATCGTAATTTTGATATGATTAGTGGTGTGTCATTTCTCCCCAAAGAGAATAGTACATATCAACAGGCTCCCTATCAAGAATGTACAAAAGAAGAATATGAAGAATTTATCAGTAAAATGCCAAAGAATATCGATTGGACTGATTTGGCTGAGTATGAGAAAGAGGATTTAACTGAAACAAATAAAGAATTCGCCTGTACTGGAAATAAATGTGAATGGAATGGGAATTAATTCTTGACTTTTTAAATTTTCCGTGTGATGATAGAAAAAAATCCCTTAACCGAGAATAGGAGAATAAATATGTTTAATGATGTTGAATATGTCCAAGCCAAAACTGGTTCCGAAATTTCACGAGAACTCAATGTATCAAGGCAGGCAGTATCACAAATTCTGAAACGAGCCATTGTAAAGGTTTATGAAAATCTTCTTTTTGAGAATATTTGTGATACACCAACGGATGCAATTCTATATATGAGAAATTGGTTTGGAGTGGAAGAGGAAGAGGATATTCAACAATTTTATGATTTATTCCCGAAAAGAATTAAGGATGAAATATTAAATGATTCAAGAATTAATTAAACTGGAAAATTGTCAATCACCAAAAACATCACTTTGTCGAAATTGTGAGTTTTGTATTGTATTTGACGGTATAAGAGAATGCGAATATGATAGATTTAATCCTGTTGATGTGAAAAAATCTATGTTATATACACCAATAGAATTTGATTGTTTGGATTATATAAAAAGAGAAAATTAATGATTGATGTTGATGAAAGTGAATATTACAATGACATAAAAGATGATATCACATCAATGATAATAGAGTTTTATTTTTATTCACTTAAAAATTCTTTTGATGGATTTAATTTTAATGACTCATTTGAATTATTAAAAAAGGCATTGGAAAAAAAACTCAATGACCATGCTCTATTAACATTTGATGATTTCGCCAAGAAAAATGGGTATAATATAGTAAATGACGAATTAATAAAATTTAATTTTGAACAAGAAGATTTTACTTATACGGAATTATATAATTTTTATGTAAATCGTAATTTGAAATTTAAGAATAACCCAATTTTTTGGAGGATGAAGATTTTAGTAAAAAGGTTGTCATCTCATAGAAAATTGTCACTCGAAGAAAAAATAATATTATTTGATGATGTGATTCATTGTTATCATCTGGCTGGTGGATTATTTGAATTTGTTGATACAGAACAATGTAAGAAGGATGCATATGAAATGTTCACAAACTAAAAAAATCTATCAATTCAAAAATAAAATAAAAAATCTCCAAATATGGCCGCGAAGTTTCGTGGCCATATCTTTATCTAGTGCAATAGAAATGGCGAGAGAGTGGGAACAAGAGATGAACAAAGCAAATGATAATGTCCCACACTTACTGTTCACATTTGATTATGAAAATGTTAATATAGTTGATACTGATATTGAAGATGAAGGATATCTTGAATGACAGAGGTGATTAACATTAAAAATGCACCATATGGATGGGAAGATGATCCGAAATATGTGTATATTGGACGGGCAGGAAGAGGGTTTGATGGATATTTTGGTAATCCGATTCCTTTGAAAGGTAAAAAAAGAGGACAGACATTAGAACTATTTAGAAGTTATGTTGTAAATAGACTTGAAACGGACGAAGAATACCGCCAGAAGGTGATGGAATTAAAAGACAAGGTATTGGTATGTTTTTGTAAACCTCATCCCTGTCACGGTGATATTTTAGCCTATTATGCAGAGAAATTATGTCAGAACGATACCTAATAGAAGAGTTTTTATACTCAAATTGCAATAAGGTCAAACGAAATGGTGACGGATATGTATTGCGATGCCCAGTTTGTGGTGATTCCAAGAAAAATCCCAATAAAAGAAGGTGTCATGTAGATTATTATTCCAAATATGATGAATGGATATACACTTGTTATAATGGGGATTGTCCAGCACCATCAGGAAATATTCAATCATTATATGCTCATGTTTTAGGTGTGTCGTGGAAAGAGGCAAATAAGGCATTAAATGAATCGAAATATGACAAAAAGAAACTCTTAGATAGGCTCGATAATAAAAAATATGTTGATGAAAACGACGAACCACAAGGTGTTTTGGATTTAAATTTTAATGACTGTTTAACATTAGATCAAACTCCAAATGGTCGAATACAAGAAAGGTATCATCAAAGATTAAAGCAATTTTATATTGATAGACATATACCATTAAGACGAAATATTATGGTATGTCATTCTGGTAAATATAAAAATAGGTTTATCATTCCAGTATATGAGAATGGTGAGTTGATATATTTTCAGGGTAGATCGATGGATGGTAATGTGGAACCGAAATACCTCAACCCTGTGGTGTTCAAAGAAGACATTATATTAAATAAAGATTGTTTTGATGAGGACCAATTTATAATTATTACAGAAGGTTTGATTGATGCGTTTATGGTGGAAAATGACCAAGGTACAACCTGTTTGGGTGCATCAATATCGGATGATTTTCTAGAAAAAATACTATCTTTTTCTAGAAAGATTATCATTTCACTCGATAACCCAATGATAGACAAATCAAGTTGTACCAATTATATGAAAATTATTAATCATTCTAAGTATTCAAAATTATTGAGATATTTTTTCATGCCGAATGAAAATCTTAAAGATTTAAATGATTTAAGACTCCACAATAAAAAATTGAATATATATGAATACATAGTTGATAATTCGGTTGGACATTTTAAAGCATCCATAACAATAAAAAATCATTACAAAAAGTATAAATAATACCATAATGTGATTGTTTTGTTATGGAGGAATAAAATGAAAATTACAAAAATGGGAACTGATTATGTTCGTATCAATGAAGTTACGATGGGCAACGAACTTATAACATCAATTCCGAGAATACATATAATTAAATTAGATTTCAAAGAACCAACAAAAGAAAAAGTAGATTATGTATTAAGTACATTTAAATCGACAAATAGATTTGTTATTGATGATAATATTAGATTTTATAATAATATGTTGAGAGATACAAATAAAAAATATTATATAGCAAACACTGTTGAAGATAGATTAATTACATTTTTTAAGAGGAACAACAAAGTATTATTAGATACAACAATATTAAATCCATTAGAAAAGGCATTTGTATTTTCTGTTGCATTAGAAGATGTACTATTTAACACAGAAGTAATGATCGTAAATTCAAAAAATTATAAAGAAAATCCAGAACCATTTAATAATTGGTCTGGAAATTTGATATTAGTATAATAGGACAATAATTTGTGAGTAAAAATATATTGGCATTGGGCCCGTTTATCGGCTCATTTGAACAAGAGATATTAACATTTCGACCATATATGAGGTGGATAGAATTAAATACTGATACTAAACAAGTATTCTATTCTTCTCATTTTAATCGGAAGTTCTTATATCCACAAGTATCTAATAAAAAATTTAAACCTGTATACAAACAATTAACACGACAAGAAATACATCAGTCGGGATATAGTCATAAAGATGTCGATCAACACGATTTTATGGGTATAATAAGGAAATATAAAGATAATATTTCAACACAGATGGGATGTATTAAGAAAAACATTAATCAACAATCACTTCCATATGTTAAGTACATTTCACCAATCTCAGTTTACCATAAAATCTTTGAGCCGATAAAAGTTCCATTGGCCAAACGAAAGGGATATGTAGTTTTTATTCCAGATATCTCGATGACAGAAGATGATGCATTAATTGTATTTGATTATCTTAATTCCACTTGTAAATTTGCTGTTGTTGGTGATATGAAGTGTCATTTACCAGAAAGTAACGAGATATTACAGGATATAGATTATTTACAGACTGGATACCAGAAAATAGTTACGGCCATCACAAATGCCAAAGCAGTTATAACACCTTGTTCACATTGGACTGTTATATCAAATTTACAAAATGTACCTGTATTGTCTTGGGGTGAAAATGTCGGACAATATAGGGTTGATGGTATATATAATTTTAATAATAAAAACTCTAAAATAATATATCACAGCAAAGATGGAAATGTGAGAAACTTATTAAAACAAATAGATAGTTATTTACGGGAGATATTGTAAAGTGCCGATTTATGAATTTTGTTGTCCGGCCTGTGGGGTCAAGGAACGATTGTTAAAAATGGAAAACTCAAATCTACAGCAATTAACTTGTGAGGATTGTGGTAGATTGATGATAAAAATACCCAGTATCGACATTTGAATTGAAAGGTGGAGGTTGGTATGAATCTGGATATTCAAAGTCAACATAATTACGATGATTGGGATTTTGCTGTGGTGAAATGTGAAAAATGTGGATTAGATTCAATTGTTTTTATATATAAAGACCATTATACAGCAGATGAACAAATAAAATACATATGTGATGCAACTGATTATGTTGTTGACAGTGAAAATGGTGGGTTTAATTGTGAAAATTGTAGCAAAGATAATATGTTAAAAGGAGAAGACTATAATGCCGTGGTGTGATATTATTTGTCATGATTGCAAAATAATCAAAGAAGATGTAAATTTAAAATATGGGGAACAGCCGACAGAGGTTTGCCCAGAATGTGGAAAACCAATGACAAAAAAGGTTGGTTTTGGTTCATTTGAATTGAAATATAATAATAAAACTGATATGTGTGATTGGACGGGGGAAACATCTCAGTATTGGAAGGCATATAAAGAGGCCAAGGCAAGGGGGGAAAATGTCAAACCAGCAGATGAAGATTGATATAACCTACACATATAAGTGTAAAATTGTCAGAATAATTGACGGTGACACCATTGTCTGTAACATTGACCTTGGATTTGGTACTTGGATACACGATGAGCATGTAAGATTAGCTAGGATAAATACTCCTGAGACCCGTACCAAAGATTTGAATGAGAAGCGAAGAGGGTACGAAGCGAAGCAGTTTACCGAAGATATTATTTATTCGTCATCAGAGATAAGATTAAAAACATACAAAGATCACGGGAAATATGGAAGATATGTTGCCGATGTATTTGTAAAATTTGGTGACAATTGGATATGTGTTAATGATAGATTGGTCGAATCTCGTAATGCCGAATATGTAGAATATTAGTTTACATTCTTTGATGTTATATGGTATCATTGTCTTTACTGAAAAATAGGAGGCGTGATATGGATAAAGTTGATATTTCTGTATGTGTACGACCGTATTATCATGATGTGGTTGATAAAATTAAACGAAAACCAGTATTTAATTCGAAAACACAAAAGCATTATGTAAAATACAAAAATAAAAAGTTTGATTTAGATAAAAGAAGTGAAGGATATTATATTTGGGTGGACGATAATGGAGAGGAATAAAAATTATACAAAAGATGGAATATTCATAATTGTCGAGGGACAAGAATATCCATTATTAAAAACATCCAATAAAATGGCGTTTTATATGAAAGATGATGAAATAAAACGCATAAAAATAGAAAAAGTTAACATAAAGGAAGGAGGAGAATAATATGCCAAGACGAGATGGAACAGGCCCACAAGGTAAAGGTGCGGGAACAGGTGCAGGATCGGGTTTTTGTAGACCAACCCCAACCCCAGGATGTGCAACACAAGGACACGGTAGAGGGAATGGAAATGGTAGAGGTGGAAGACGATGATTAGTATGTATTTGTGTTTCATACTATTTGGATTGGCGATGTTTATTTTAGGAATAATATGCTTTCCATTAATATTATTTTTAAGAGCACGGAAGGATGATAATTGGGATGATTCCAATATGACCAATATTATTAGACTTGTTGCTCATATCGCTACTCATCCAGGAGATTTCGGAAAAATGCAATATGAAGATGGTACTAAACCATTTTGGTATTTGGATAAAGACGAGTTTTCTGATGTTGTAAAAACACGACCAAAAGATTAATTTTTTTGGTTGACAAATATACAATCATGATGTATACTGTTAATCAAATGGTGGTGAGGATCTTAAATATTGGCGCCGATATATAAGAACTTTTCCCGTTTTCTGGCCAAAAACAAAATACATAGGAACCCTTGTTCGAAAACTAATGGTTAGGAGATTACAAGGTTAAAAAATTCTTACCTGTTTATAGAGAACATATATTAGACTATTAGAGAATTGCTAGAGAATTATTATGTAGTACAATACAAAGGGATGTATCATTTTTTGGTACATCCCTTTTAGTTTATCTTGACAAATCACGAAATTATGTTATCATACAAAAAACAATCGATATCAAAAACCTCAGAAGAGAATTGACATGAAGAATGAAAAAAAAATTGTGGACATAATCCGTAAACCTACAGCACCACCATCAAAGCCACACAAAGATAAGAAGAAATATTCCCGAAAAGAAAAACACAAAGAAAAAATTGATGAAAAATGATGGTATTGATGACATTTTCTTGGTTTACATATTTGTTATTTTTTGATATAATCATTAAAAAATGAGGTGAATGGAGATATGAATAAAGAAGAATTGATTGAATATGTTGCTCAGGAATTGGGGCAATATAAAAAAAGTGTCAGGCCCGTGATCGAAAAGGTATTTGAAGGAATTGAAGTTGGTCTTCTTCGAGACGATGTTGTAAAAATTGTGGGGTTTGGTCATTTTATCGTTAAAGTACGAAATCCGAGAAAAGGTCGCAATCCAAAAACTGGTGAAGTGGTATATATTGGTACAAAAAATGTCCCCACATTCAAACCATCAGAAAAACTAAAAAAGGCAGTAAGATAATAATGAATATTAATGAATTGTATGAGTTTAAGTATGCCCCAAATACATTCGATGAGATGATTTTATCGGATGATGTGAAGTCGAAGCTAAAAGTTGCACTAGAAGAACTCCCAAACATTATTTTATATGGACCTTCTGGTACTGGCAAAGGAACCTTTGTTGATGTCCTTAAAAAAACAAAAAATCCCGATATCCTGAAATTGAATTGTTCTGATGAAACAGGTATTGATTCCATTCGTGATAAAGTTAAATCTTTCGCCACAAGTGCTGGTTTTGGTGGTATCAAGATTGTATATCTCAATGAGGCCGATTATTTGTCAGTCAATGCTCAGGCCATGCTAAGAGATTTAATGGAATCCGTCCAATCTGTCACACGATTTATTTTTTGTTGTAATTATGTCCATAAAATTATTCCAGAATTGATGTCAAGATGTAGGGTTATTGAACTATCAAATCCCCCAGCAATTGATGTAGTTAAACGATGCTGGTCTATTCTTGAGAAAGAAGGAGTTAAATACGACAAAAAAGTTGTGATTGAATTGGTTAAATCTATATGGAAACAGAAACCAGATGTCAGAAAAACATTGGTGGTATTGAAAGAAAATGTCATCAATGGCGAATTAATCAATAACATTAAAATCACGGCATATGATGAAGTTTATGGTGAAATTCTTGAATCAATGAAAAAAGGTGATCCTGGAGAAGTAAGAACCATCCTAAAATCCCATCAAATTGATTATGCTGGTCTATATTCACATATCTATACATCACTTATGACAGATGATGTGGTATTTAAAAAAGATGGTGAGGCCATTCTATTATTGGGGGAACATGATTATAGAAACAATATTGTTGGGAATAAAGAAATTAATTTTATGACAATGTACTTTAATATGGTGATGAAAGGTGTCGTATAATGAAAAAAATATATAAATATAAATTGAAAATGACAGAGTTCCAAATTGTTGATTTGCCAGAGGATTCTGAAATTTTAAGTGTAATGTCCCAACCTCCATCCTATGGTGAAATGAATGATTCTTTGTATATGTGGGTTAAGTTGGATGATGAAAAACCACTTGCCCCACGACGAATTAGAATATTTGGTACAGGACATGATATGGAATACCAACACGAATTAAGATTTATTGGGACTGTATCAATGAACCATAATTCTTTAATCTGGCATGTCTTTGAAAATTATAAGGAGAACCAATGAACAAGAAAAAAAATAAACCAGCCAAATTGACAATGGATGTCATTAAAAGCCTTCAAGATGCGATGAATGATTGTATACGAAATACACCCAAGGAGAAGAAAAAAGGTGGCAAAAACAAAAAATCCAAAAAAGAAAAATCATCTAACAGAAGTTCTTAATGCCATTACCCTAAAACAACCTTGTGAATATAAACCAAAAGAATTTTCAGCATTTGTTCTGTCGTTATTTCTTAGTGAAGATCCAAATATCATAAAATATGTTAATGAGATAAATAAATATCAATTTTCCTTGACAGATGAGATTGTTTTCAAGTATTATGTTGATGTAATTCCAAAAGGTAAAAGGTATCTCAAATTTACAAAGAAATCAAAAGAATCAAAAGATAAAGAAAAAATGATTGAAGAATTAACCAAAACATATGGTATCTCTAAAAGAGAGGCATCTATGTCTTTAATTGACAAATAATGGCAAATTTCAATACAAATACAGAAAATAAAGATGAATGGTTAACACCTCCATTTATATTGGAATCATTAGGTGAATTTGATTTAGACCCTTGTGCACCAATTCCTGAAACAAGACCTTGGAATACAGCAAAAAATCATTATTCTATACTTGATAACGGATTACAACAAGAATGGTATGGTAGAGTTTGGTGTAATCCTCCGTATGGAAAAGAGACTTTTAAATGGATTGAAAAACTATCAAATCACGGTAATGGTATTGGATTAATTTTTGCAAGAACAGAAACAAAAGGTTTTCACGAACAAATATGGAATAAAGCCGATGCAATTTTCTTTTTTAAAGGAAGGTTGAAATTTCATCATATTTCTGGTAAAACAACAAATACGGCAAATGCACCGAGTTGTTTGATTATTTATGGTGAAAATAATATAGAATCTGTAAAAACAAGTGGTTTAAATGGTAAATTAGTAACATTAACCCCAAACAAAAAGGATCTGGAATGGATATCAAAGAAGAAATCAAATCAGTAAAAAAGTTGATCTACAAAGAAGAAATGATTAGTTTTGTCTTATCTATTTGTTTCGCAATGAATGTGGCATGTGTCGTTTGTCTTGAATTCACATTTTGGACAATAATTAATGCATTTTGTGCTGGTTTGATGTTAAGACGATTCAGGCCAACAGTAAAACAACAATTCATCCTTCATTCGTATCTCAAAGAACTCAAAAAACATCTCAATAAAAAAGAATGGACAACTGAAAAATAATCGATTTACATATGTGTATAATTATGGTATCATTCTTCTATAAAAAATATAGGGAGAATTAGTATAAATGATTATTAATGTAAATCAATTACAAGAGGTTATCAAAAGGGCGACACTTAATTATGTCATCCCATCGGTACAATTAAAAATTAATGATGATAGAATTTCCACTAAGATGAGAAGTGCTAACAACACTGTGGTGGTTTATCTTGACATTAAAAATGATGTTGTTACTGATGTTGTTGATGAAGTTGAATTAAATTTCGATGAACCAAATGTTAAAGTAAAACCATATCTTAATTTAATTGACAGTGAAACGGTTGATGCCACATTTTCTGATGATAAATTGACACTAAAAGATGGTAAACATAAAACAAATCTTCATTTTTGTATGTCATCATTTGTCACCACTTTTACTGGACAAGAACCAAATATTCCATCATTTTATGAATTGTCATTAACAGATGAAATTGGTGATATTTTTGACAAAATTCGTAAAGTTGCCGGTAAATTTGAAAAGGTATATTTCACGGTAAAGGACAATAAGTTTATTGTTGAAACAACTGATAGAACCAATCGATTCTCAAATGGTATCAATTTTGAGTTGGGTGATATTGATTACGATGATGTTGATATCTGTTTCGATTTCAAAAACTTTAATGCTGTATTACAATGTATCTCTGAAAACTTGAATGATTTTAATGCAAAATTTACTTGGGTTTCTGAACAAAATGCTGGTATGGTGTTATTTGAAAATAGTGATGGCAGTGAGAAATATTATTTATTATCAAAACTGGAAGATTAACTGAAAGGATTTGTTATGGGATTTTTCAAAAATTTAAGTACAAAGATTGAAAATTGGTTGATGAAGGAAGAAATTGAGGCAATTCGGAAAAAAGATCAAGAAGCCGAAGAAATTATCAAAAATTTGTCCCCTGATGAACTTAGAAAGATTGAAGAAATTAAGACCAAAATTGAAGAACAAACAAAATATGTCAATGAACAATTGGAGTTGATTATGAATGAGGATTTGTCAACCTCACCAACACAGTGTGATATTGATAGATATTTTGATTACCATATACAATATATCGATTTTATTAATTCCCATAAAGAAAATGGTAATATGTGGACGGTTAAACAACATCAAAAATACGAAAAATCAACATTTGATACCAATGGTAGGATTAATGGATGGGATTTTTTGAGGGAAAGTTGTGGTCTACCAAAAGGTGATATTAAAAATAAAATGACAAATGAAGAAAATAATGGGTGGATGTCATAAATCAGTTGACATACACCATCAGGTTTGATATTATCTTACCTGTCGTTAGGAAACAAAAAAACAAATAACGAAAAAAAAGATTGACAGGAAAATAAAAATTGATTATTATATAAATCATCAACGGGATTTATCCCATAACTAAAATAGGAGAAATATTATGTCTGATGCAACTCTTACTATCAATGGTTCAACCTCTGTCGTAAACGAAGGTTCTAGTTTCAGTGAAGTAGTAATTAATGCGGCGAAAGATGCGGGTCTTGGTAAGTTTCGTGTAATCCTTAATGGGAGTGAAATTAACCCAGCGGATGCACCGAGTACATTCGAAAGCGGGATGGCACTTGAAATTCGTCCATATGAAGTGGCTGGTTAAAAAACACCAGTAATTTCACTGACATAGGGTTGGTAATAAATCAACCCTATGTTTTTGTTGACACCACCCGAAATATGAAGTATTATATACCCATCTGATAACGATAAAACTGAAAGGAAGAAAAATGGTCTGGGATGCCAATCTTGTAGAAGATATTAAAGAATCAATGGATAATGTTATGGATAACATTAATATTGATGATATTAAATCCGAAGGTATGACAGTTCGTATCGGTGGTAGAGTGGTGAAACTTGAAATTACTGAGGAAACCATTCTTCCAGAAGATGAGATTCGTGCGGAATATTCACGGAAATTAACCGAAAAACTTCAAACCATCAAAAGTGTTCTGAATGAAAAAATGTCAGAAATGGCATATATGGTAGAACAAAACAAACAAGATTACGAAGAAAAAGAACGAGAATTACAACAAAGACTAACAGATAGTAATTTGATGCCAGATATCACTTACGAACAAGCAAAAAATGGTCTTTCTGTTGTAAAAGGTTCGGTAGATCGTGATGATGAGCCAGATACATTAACTTGGTTGTATCAGGGTGTTTACTGGCCAAAGTTTGTTGATGGTAGACCAATCGAACCAAAATATGCAAAACGACTGATTTCACCAGTAACTATTGAAATTATTACTGTTAGTAATAGAATTACCAGTGTAATTGTTAGAAAAACAATTGGTCTGGAAAAATTTGAACATTATCATTCAATGGGTCACAACTCTGATTGTTGGGGTGAATGGAAACATCGATCACATTGGACATCCTCAAATGATATTTTAGATGTTGCCAGAGAATCAATCGCGGTTCTAGATAATGTCAATTCCCGTTCTCCAGGAAACCAATCACCAAACGGACTTCCCCGATTGGCCACATTACAACAACATTTGTTGGATAGGGAAGCGGCTCGTGATGTAGAATATACAGTATCACGGGCGGATGAACGGTCTGGTATCACAACTAGACCAGAAGTGGCATCTGGTGGTGTTTGGTCTACCTGATAAAAGGGGTTGTGTGGGGTAAAACTCACACAACCCTAATAGATTTAAATTGACAATTCTATTTTTACAATATATAATGTGATTATCTCTCATAGGAAAGGATTTATTATGTCTGTTTATGACCGTCAAGAATTGATTGAAGGAATCAATACTGAATTGAAAGTATTGATTGTTGGTGCGGGTGGTATTGGTTTTCATGTATCAAAACTTCTCGCAATGTCAGGTATCAAAGAAATGTATGTTTTTGACCCTGATACACTCGAAGAATCAAATCTCAATCGTTTGGATGTAACTGTTGATTATATCGGGAAAAATAAGGCCGATATTGTCAAAACTATTGTGAAACAACTTCGACCTAATTCACGGGTCAAATCTTACCCATTTCCATTAAAAGATCATACTTTCCCAAAAGGTGTTGATTGGGTAATTGATTGTACCGATAACCATCAATCACAACTCGAAAACCAACGAATGGCGGATGAGAATGGTGCGAAATATGTAAAATCTGGATATGATGGTGAAAGAATGTCCATTAATGACCGTGTTGCCACTTGGGATGTTGGTGATACTCAAGATGGGTATCGTGTGACACCATCTTGGGCGGTTCCTGCAATTATGGCGGCGGCTTTGGTTGTTGGAAAAGTAATGAAATATTCTGGTGGTGAGATGGGTTGCCATTTGAAAGATTTCTATTCGGTTTAATCTTGACAAAATACTAGGGTTGGTTTATACTGACCCTATATTAAACACATAAAACAAAGGAATTATTATGATTAAGAATCATCTAAAACCATTGACCGATGAAGAAATGGCGAATTTAATTGAAAAACACAACAAAGGCGGGGCTTTTGCAAAACGAATTTCCCAAAACTCTTGTTGGGATGCCGGAATTAAAATCCTACCAACTTGTGGTCATATGACAGTACCAAAGTATAATGTTGAATTTGAAGAACTTGCCGATGAAAAGATCAAGAAACTTCAAGATTATTACCCAACTCTGGAATGGTTGGCATACCTTGAAGGTGAAGTTGACCACGAAAAACATAATGTACTTGTCACTGATATTGTTATTCCCGATTCACAAAATGTTACTGGAACGAATGTTTATAATGTAGAATATTCTTGGGGTGATGGTCGTAAAATTATTGGTGTAATTCATTCACATCATACAATGGGTGCATTTTTTAGTGGGACTGATGATGCATATATTAATCAAAACCACGATGTATCAATTGTAGTTTCAACCAATTCACGATCACCGATTAAAGGTCAAGTTCGTATGAAAACCCTTTGTGGTTCATATATTCTGGCAGAGGATTTGACATTTTCTGTAAAACGAAAAACTGTACTTGATGAAAAATCATTTGAAAAAGAGTTTACATCAAAAATTAACAATCACCCTAATGTACGGGTATCAAATACTATTAAACCACGGGGTGTAATTTTACTTAATTCAAGTTCAAACAATGAAGATGGTGGTTTTAACGGTTATCCACCAAAAGTAGAGGAAGAATATCGTTTAATCTTGTCGAATTATTACTCTGAGGAAGATGTCAATGAGTTTATCGAAAATGGTGAAGCGGAAGAAGAAGTTGAAATTCTTTTGTCCATTGAAAAAGATACTGAAATGATAATTGATGAACAAGAATGGAATTCCGATGATACGGAAGAATTTGATACTGTATCATATGGAACAGCGATATCATCTAATGATGGAGAAGTTTGGGATTTGACCGAAGATGATGTTATTAAAGAAGTATTAAATTAAACAAAAAAATAGTTCCTCCTATGAAATTAAGGGTGAATACTTAAATGGTATTCACCCTATTTTTTTATAAATAAACATAATACAATAAACGGGGGAAGATTATGGTGAAGAAATCCAATTTTTTTATATCATTAATATCAGAGAAGAATGAAAATGGGGAATATTCAAATATGTCAATCGGTCGAGTGGCATTTTGGATGACATTTGGATTGGCAATGTACAAATGGGCTGTAACTTCATCCGATATTACTGCGGCACATACTCAGATGTTATATATAACAGCAACCTATAATATCTTGAAAAAGACTGTTTTATTTAATGGTGGGCAAATCACTCAGAAAAAATAGGAGAATATAATATGTGGACAATGGTTTTAAGTTTTATCAAGAAACCTGCAATACTTGCAATAATTGTATTAGTTATTATGTGTGGGACATTATATGTTAATAATAAAATACAAGATGCCAAAATTGAAAAATTAAAGGCATCAATTACACTTATGGAGAATAACTTTCATACTTGCAAAACAAATGAAAAAGATCTATTAGGTGCAATTGAAGTATGTAATAACCAATCAGAGAAATGGGTTGAATCAAATAACATCATTCGTGGTCAGTTGGAAAATGCAAACAAACAAATAAAACATTGGCAAGATTTATATGACAATAAAGTGTGCTATAATAATGATGATGAAACACCAGTTGTTCCATCACAGCAAAAGGTGGTAAACGATGAAAAGAGTATTGATGCTATTAATCGTCTTAATCTTATTTTTGGGAATTAGTGGTTGTTTTTGTCCAAAGCCACCAGAACCACGAGTAGAAATAAAGACGGTGTATGTGTATAATCCTTGTACAGTACCAGATAAACCAAATTATTTGAATCTCGATAAATCAAGTCATTTGGGGAGTGCCTATAATATAAATATACTTATTGGTAATGCACAAAAAATGAAGACTTATAATAATGGATTGGTTGATGCCATTATGTGCTACGAAAAACAAACTGAAGATTATAAAAAGGATAATAAGAAGTGAGATTCAATAGTTACATAAAAGAAATTGATATATCTAATATTGATGATGTTCCAGATCCTTTGTATATAAAAAAATATGATGGGTATATTTTTACTGTTGATGGTGTTGAATTTATATTTAAAGGAACCAAATTTACAAATAATGAATGGATTATAAAATTTGGTGTACATAAGGGTGGTTCAGAAATGGACATCTCTATGACAAATAAATATGAATCAAAAAATACTATATTGATTTTAAAGAATGTTATTAAATGTTTAAAATTATTTACAAAAAAATATACACCAAATAAAATCACATTGGTTGCTGATACTAAAAGTAAACAGAATATATATAAAAGAATATATACAAATCTTATGTTGAAAAAAGAATGGCAATATTATGGATCATTGGAAACAAAAAAATCTGATACTGATGATTCTATTGTATATATCATCAACAAAAAAGGATATATATCAGAAGGTGTTCTTGATGATGTGTTAAGTTTTGGTAGTAAGTTTTTATATTTTTGGAAGAATAAATGGATTATCAACACTGCACACGGTCTTGAAAGAATCATCCAAAGAAATAAATTAACTATATCAGAATTAAAACTACTATTCAAAGAAGCTATAGAAAAGGCTATAGAATTAGGTGTTCATACTGGTGAAGAGATATTATTTTGGTCAAAAAGTCTGAAACAAGGGTTTGTCAGTACAATTGACCCACAAGGTAATATAAAATTAATAACTTTTTTACCGAAAGGGAAACATCAACCAAAATCTGGAACAGAGCATATTGTGGTTGAAGGAAAGCAAATACGAATTATTGAGATTGACTAATGGAAACACAACTTGCCGATCAGATAATGGAACTATTGAATGAGATTGCACCTGAATTGTATGGGATATTCATTAAAGGTGTTATATTATTAATCATTATGAATATGATCGTTAATATAACAAGGAATATAGCAATTTATGTTAGATTAAGGTTTTCTGATTTATTTTCAAAAAGAACATTGATTATATATGATGGGTTTGAAGGTGTTATCGAAGAAATATCATTAATGGGTATTTTTATAAGAAATTCACAAGGTATTACAAAATTCATACCATTATCTAGATGGCAAATGGGAGATATACGATATCCAAACAAATTAAATGAGGGAAATAGATGAAATTCGAAGATTTTATATTATCAGAAAGCATAAATGATAAAGGAATATTAAAGGCTATATTTCTTGCTGGAACTCCTGGTGCTGGCAAATCATTTGTTCGTAAAAAATTGAGTGGGGGGGTTGAGCCAAGAGTAGTTAATACTGACACTTGGGTTGAATTTCTTGGTGTTGGGGCAAAAGGTCAATGGGATTTCTTCAAAGATGACATAAAACGAATATCCTCCAATCAATTATCAAATTATATTAATAGTATGTTACCTTTATGGATAGACGGTACATCATCAAAAACCAGTGATGTGAGGTCACGACAAGGTATTGTGGAATCATATGGTTATGATACTGGAATGTTATGGGTAAACACGGATTTGGATATAGCAATTGCGAGAGCAGAAGAAAGAGAAAAAAGAATTGGTCGGCATGTACCAACTGATTTTATTGTGGAAACTTGGAATAAAATTAATAGACTTAAACCATATTACAAGAGTGAATTTGATTGGTTTTTAGAAGTTGATAATAATGATGGGGAATTGACAGATAAAGTCCTATCAAAATTATATGCAAAAACCAATACATTTTTCTCCGCCCCGATTAAAAATTTATATGGGCAGGATATTATACAAGAACTTATAAATAATAATGGGAAGTATCTTTCTGATACCAAAGATATTAGCACGGAGAACATTAAACAAAAAGTTAAAGGATGGTATAGTTATTGATGAAAAATATATTTGAGACAACTGTTACTGGGGGATATCCAGATGATGGGTCAACAGGCCCGGCATCAGATGATGATTTGCCAACAGGGACAACAGTGTTTGGTGACAAAATGGTTCCAGAAAAAGTGCCAAATAGATTAACAGGATCAACTATAAGGTATGTTCCTGCTGATGAAAAAGGTGAAAAATGGAATTATGATGAATTTGAACATTCAATGTCTATGGGTTCGGATGATTCATATTCCGACACATTGGATAGTTTAAAAGGTATCCTTGGAGATAGATTATGGAAACATACTTCTGGAAAGAGACATGAATTGTCACCTGATAAAGAAGATGCTTTTAAAGATAGTGAAGTGGATCAAGAAGAAAAATTAAGTAATGATGATGAGGAAACTATGGATATTACTGAAAAAATTGGATCGTGGATTGGTGAAGTCGAAGTTATTAATGAAGAGGTATTATCATCTTCCGACAGAAAGGCTTTATCAAAAGCAATCTTAATGTCAAAAAATAAACAATTAAAATTAAAAAGTATCAAATCAGAGGTAAGTATAAAGGATTATGATGATGTTATCATTGTTTCATACAAACCAAATGATGATTTAACAATGTCATTAATTGATATTTCTGATTCTTTAGGCATGGAGTTTTCCAAGAAAAAAGATGGAAATAAGACTGCCTTTGTAATAGAGAAATGAGATATCTTACATATTTACGGTACAGAAGTATATTTGAAGGATTAAGTCACCACGATGATATCCCTGCAAAAAACCAAGGGGGGATGTGTTTTCAGGTGGCATCTCAATATATGTTACAACATTCTAAAGATAAACAATTAAGGCTTTGTCACGGATTAGTTACTGGACAAGGGGCGATAAAAGGTGTAGTATATGTACATGCTTGGGTGGAAAGAGGTCAACTTGTAATTGATGAAACATTAAATGCCAAAATACCGAAAGATATGTATTATGACATAGGAAACATTAATAAAAAATATGTTTATACCTACACTCTTGATGAAATGATGAAAAAGATGAATGAATTTGAAACATACGGGCCTTGGGAACGAAAATTATTAAACAACAAGTATTAGGAGAGAGTAATGGAAATAGATCAAGTTGTAGACAAGTACCTCACGGAAAAAGTAAACAAAAGACGAGTAAAAAGCGCAGAAAAAATGATTGAGAAACTTGGATTTAAATTAATTAAAAATTCCGATACCGATGAGGATGCTGGACAAATAAGAGTTTCTATGGAAGAAGGTGACGGGGCAGGAGATTATTACAATCAATCTTCATACGGCGCATTTGGTATTGCAGATTCATTAAATAAAATAGCGAAAAAGTTTAATTCATATTGGGAATGGGAAAATCCTGCTGTGATTTCAATGTATGTTGATTAAATAGGAGAAAATGATGATTGAAAATATTACAAAAAAATATCTCAATGAAGGTAAAAGTGATTATGTTGTGTATCATAATACATATTCTTCGGCAGCAGATGAGATGGAACGATTTGTCAAGAAAAATGGATACACTCTTGATGATGAATCTGATCCAGAAAATATTGGTAGTCAGATGTATGATGAAATTGGTAGAGGACCAAAAAAGCCCACCAATGGAAAAACCAATAAGTTTGATTTGAAATTATACAAAGGTAATAAACTTCAAAAGAAAATGTTACATGCTCAGGTATATGGTGATGGTGGAAGGTTTGAATTAAATATGTATATTAGTTGAGGATAATATGAATATTGAAAAAATTACAGAAAAATATCTAGATGAAAAAATGAACCTTAAATTAAAAAAGGGTGCATTTCATCAATGGTTGGGTAAAAAGGAAAATGAACCGATTACTGATGCTGATATAGAAAAAGGATTAAATAGTGGAGATCCACATGTGGTTAAAATGGCACAATTTGCCAAAAATGCCAGAGGATGGAAACATTAATAGAATCAACAAAGACACCCTATTTTTTATCGAATAGGGTGTTTTCGTATATATCTCCTTCAATCAATTCGTGATCTATAACTTCAAATCCTTCAATAGAATAGTGTTTCATTCTTGTATCAGCGTGTTTATCAAGATATTTTACTCTATCACAAATATCCCATATAATAGCACCATTCTTTTTATCTGCATGTAACCTCAATGTCCTACCAATAGATTGTAATACTCTAACCTTACTCTTAAATGGGGAAGCTAGAATTAAATTGGATAATGATTTTATGTTTATCCCCTGCTGAAAAATTCCATATGTCGCAATAAGAATGGTATTATTACTATTATCCATATATTTACGCCATTTTTCTCTTTCTGTTCCGTCATCTCTTCCAGATAAAAATTCAATTTCATATCCATTAAATAGTGGATCATCTATCAATAATTCTTTTAGTAGTTCACCTTCATCCTCAACTTTACCGACCAATAATAGTATATTCCCATCCGTTGATAGAATGATATTTTTAATTATACCCAATCTGAATATATTATTAAAACATGCATCTTTTATCTCATTATAAGTACCTTTTAACTTTTCATTATAATTAATATAAACCATATTAATGACACATTTTGCAACATAACCAAGTTTTGCCAGTTCAACACTTCCATATTCTTTCAAAATTGGGCCCAAATATGACTTAACTTGATTTTGTTCTAATAGCGAACTTGGCATTGTACCAGTAAACCCAAAACGATATCTTGCATTTGTTGCCTGTTGAAGTAATTTTGATAACACAACGGCTTTTGCTCCATGCACTTCGTCAACAATTACACAATCCATCCTTTCCATATGTTCTGGGACATTTTGTAGTGATTGCCAAGTTGAAATTATAATTGGTTTATTCCATTCTTTCCATTCATCCCCAACTCTACCAATTAATGACATATCTATACCATAATCTTCCATATCGGTATAAAATTGTGTGACCAGACCAATCGATGGGACAATAATAATGGCATTTTTGATTTCACCAGATTCCCATAATGTCCTCAATACATAGGATATCATAATACTTTTACCCGATGCTGTTGCTGATCTTATGATACCTTTTGATGTTTTTAAACAGGCTGATATGCAATCATCTTGATAATCATATGGACTGAATAATAGGTCTTTTTTGTAAATAGGTTGGATACCATTGAATAACTTTTTAACATCATCAGACAGTGTATATGGGACATCTGGCCACTCTTTTTTGTGGTATTTTAATAGGTCCAACATCAATCCAAATGGAATTGTCTGGTTTCCTGCGTTGAATAATGATATTTTCCCATCCCATATTCCAGATTTATATCGAGGCATAAACCTATAATTATGTGCAAAATAGCTAAAATTATCTTTAATTGCTCTTAAATAATCCCAATTATCAGTATCAATTTTTATATTTAGATCATCATATAAACAAAAGTTAATCATTAATACTAAAATCCACCCTTTTGATTTTCTATAAAATTCTTCATCGACCACCCTTGTTTATCAAATGCATCCGAAACGGCCTGAAAATAATTCACTCTTATTTCCTGTTTTCTTACCAATGATTTCAATTTAAGTAATTCTTCGTCCATCGGCAGGTAATATTTTTCGATTTCCGTTTTGGTGAGTTTCACAGAGCCTTCTTTAAGTGATTTATACTTTTCTCCGATCTTCTTTTCCAAATGGTCTTTTACTTGTTCATATTTAGCCATTTCTTGTAGATATTTAAGTCGAAAGTCCTTGTAATGAAAAGCATTTCTTTCTAATCTCTCTTTTATTGTAAATTCATTGAACATTAAAATATCATAAACATTATATTGTTCTTCCAATTTACCAAAAATAACATCTTCGTTTAACTCGGACCTAATCTTTTCTATAACAGCCTTTGTTTCGGAGTTATATCCCCTCAACAATTCTGAATAATCCTTATTTTCACTCATAATTTAAATAAATCCTCACAATTCAGACCAAGAATATCTTCAATATCCTCTAAATCAGTTTTCTCAATCCTATCATCTGGAATCTCAACAATTGTATCACAACTTTTTCTCTTTAAAGTGTCCAATAATGCTTTATCTGGTATCTTTAAACTCTGATCCACCCCAATAATTTTCTTTACTTTATTTCTAATAGATGTCAATTCCTCACTGGGAGTATTATTCTTTATTAAATTATTGTAATGTATGCATAAAAGTTTTAATGTTGACCGATTTTCATCTGATTTTTGTTTTTCATTTTCGGTTATTATCATAAAACGAATGTTACCACAAAATACCTTATATGTAAATTGACATACCATAAAAATTTTGATATATTAGACCAATTACTATAACAGGAGAATACATTTGTCAGATCCAATACTTTCAACCGACACTGATTATTTAGAACAGGTCATTACAAAAGCGTTACTCGAAGATAAAGATTTTATTGTAACCATAACACGGGTATTTGAAGAAGATTATTTTGATTCACCAGAACTCCAAGAAATATTCACATTCGTAAAAAGCCATTACGACCAACATAAAGTTATCCCGACACGAGACATTATCATCAATGGGTTATCCGAAGATGTTAGAGAAAATGTTGGATTGTATATGGATGATATTAATAATGTTGATATAAACATCCCTCAACATCGTGATTGGTTGATGGAGCAATGTGACGCATATTTAAGAGATAAGGCAATAAAAGATGCTATACGAAGGTCTGTGGATGTAATTGAGGAAGGGGATAACACCCAAACCATTAGAACTCTTGTTGAAAATGCATTGTGTCGCACCATTGATGTTGACCTTGGATTGAATTATTTTGGTGATTTGGGCCCAAGATTACATCGTATGTTTACTGATGATACACAACGAATTCCAACATATTTTCCAATATTTGATGAGTACATTAATGGGGGTTTCCCACCAAAAACTTTAAGTGTGTTTGTTGCTAAAGTACACGGATTTAAATCAAATGTTATGGCCAATATTATTGCCAGACAAGTTTTAAATGGAAAAAATGTGGCACTGGCATCTCTTGAAATGAGTGAAGATATGTTTGCTCAACGATTTGATGGGATTTATTCTCAATTGGATATTAATAGGATATACTTCAATCAAAGGTTACAGAGACAATTGACTGATAAATTAAGAAACATTAAATCAACTGATGGGAGAGGTCAACTGTACATTAAATCATTCCCAACAGGTAAGGCATCGGTGAAGGATTTTAGGGCATGGGTCAGAGAATTAAAATTGAGAGGAATTGATCTTGACATTTTCTTTTTTGACTATCTTAATCTTATGTCTGCTGAAGATAACAAAGGGGGTGACAATTCATATGGTGTAGTAAAATCTATTGCAGAAGAAACTAGAGCAATGGGATTTGAATTTGACATTCCAATGGTATCAGTATCTCAGTTAAATCGTTCTGGTACATTTATGTCATTTGAAGAAGTTGATTTTAACAGTATTGCTGAATCAATGGGTGTGCCTGCTACTGCTGATTTTATGATGATTATGGGTGCAAATGATGAACATATGATATATAAAAATGAAGTTCACTGGAAAATAGTAAAAAACCGTTTTGGTGGGAGAGTTGGGGAAATGGACAAATTCTTTTATGATGGGCGGTCGATGAAAATGTATTGCTCATCTGAAATTGATATGTGGATGAGTGATATTGAAAGTTCTGGTGATGAGAGAGAATTGCATGTTCAAAGTGATTCTTAACAAATGAGGAGATTGGTGAGTGATGGAAACACTAACAGATGATAATTACAATAAAATCGTTGATGACAGGATGTCGATAGTAAAAGTCCATGCCAAGTGGTGTGGTCCTTGTAAATTATTGAAACCACGATTTAAAAAATGGTCAAAGAAGTTTAACATTTACAATGGTGAGGAAATCAAGTATTATGAAATTGATGGAGATAAATGTAAAAACTTCAAAAAAGAATTTAATATTGACAGATACCCCACCACATTATTCTTTGTATATGGGGTGTTGATATTCACTCAATATGGGGTAACAAGAGAATCGGTACACGAAAATCTAATAAAAAATACTTTACAGGTGAGGTACGAAAAAACATAATAATTGTTGACTTTATATGATATCTCAGGTATAATAGGTTTGTGAGTTGGTGATAACCCTTTTTTGGGAGATAATATTATGGAAAAGATTTTAATCCCTCGTCAAAATATTGAAAAATTGAAAAAAAAGTTCAATTTGGCAATTAAAAAGGCGAAGAAATTTGGGATGGAAGTTCCAGAACTCCTGATTTATAAGGATGAATCCATTGTCAAACGAATTGAAGTTGATACATACAATGGTGTCGAAAAATACGACATTGTTCATGTTCCAGTTTCTTATAGTGGTATGTTCCCCATCATCAAAGGGTGGAACTTGACCGCCATTGTTGAACATTCACGAGTTGAAACTGAGGAAATCTTTAATAAAGTTCGTGTGGCACCTAATTTTGAGGAAAAAGTTGACCGTGAAAAATTGGTCTCCCTTCCACCAAATTGTGACCACTGTAACTCAAAACGGTTCCGTAAAAAAACTTACATCCTCGAAAACTCCGAAACTGGGGAGATTCGTCAAGTTGGTTCCACTTGTGTTAAAGATTTCTTGGGTGATGAAGATCCTACTCATATTGTAAACTCGGCAAAATGGATTGATTTTGTTGAAAATATGATTAATGGATTTGGTTTTGTGGATGGTTCTCCAAAACGGGAATACAAAGTTGAGGATGTATTAACTGTCACCGATGCCGTCATTAAAAAGTATGGTTGGGTTAGTCGTGGTGATTCACTCCAAATTGGTGAAGAATCAACATCGGAGAAGGTTAACAAAATCATCCTTTCAAGTGAGTTGATGAAAGACCTTGATATCACTGAGAAAAATAAAGAATTTGCAAAAAAGGCAATCGAGTGGATCAAATCTCTGGATATGTCTGATAAAAGTTTGAGTGAATACCTGTTCAATTGTGGGGTTTGTGTTGGTCGGGAATACATCGAAGAATATGAGTTTGGTATTGTCTGTTCGATCATTTCTTCCTACAAAAACAAATTGGACAAAGAAGAATCATTAAAAAACGAACAAAAATCTGATTGGTTCGGGAAAGTAAAAGAAAGAATCAAAGATATCCCTGTTACTTTTGTCAATCAGTATGGTTTCCCTTCAACTTACGGTTATGTTTACTTTTTCAAGTTTATGACTGAAAAGGGGAATGTTGTAATTTGGAAAACCAGTAAAGTTGGTGATTGGGAGTATGGCGACAAACTCTTCCTGACTGGTACTGTAAAAGATCACACCACTTACAATGATGTAAAACAAACCATTATGACTCGTTGTAAAGTGAATTAAATTAAATGGAGAAATAAATGAATCAAAAGATGGAATATAAAATTATTGACAATCTCCCTAACAAGTCGGCAACCGAAAACTTGTTGGGGGATTTGTCTATTGAGGGGTGGAATGTAAAAGGATTCACTCAATATCAAATATTATTGGAACGATCATTGAAAGGTGGAGATACAGATGAAAATCAAGGGCTTCTCTTCGATTAAAAGTTATATTAAAAGTTATTATTATTCTGTGAAATATAACATTAGAAAATGGAACTCTCCCTATTATGACATTAAATATGGGATTGGCAATTTGATTGCTTATTTCAAGGTGATTTGGAATGACCGAGATTGGGATTATATCTTTTGGTTGGAACTGAATCACAAAAAATTGGAGAGAATGGAAAAATTAATCCGTGAAAATGGATGCCATCTGTATGCAGAAAAAGATGCAGATACTATCAAGAAGACCCGTTTGGCGATTAAACGAATTATTGATGATGAATATGTAGAAAATGTATGTAAACATCACAATGAAAAATGGGGGGATATTGATATGACATTCGAACCTGTAGAAGATGAAGAATACAGTGAATACGAAAAATGTGTTGAAATATTCTTTAAAAGAAAGAATGTGATTACAGAAGAAGATAATAAACAAGAAGAGGCCGAGTTTAGGAGATTAATGGACAGGTCAAAATACCTTAAAAAACAAGATCTTGAATATGTAACCAAAATGATTAACAAATATTTGTTTAATTGGTGGGATTGATGATAAAAGATTTACTCGATCTTGACATAAGAGTAGAAAAATGTAATAATTGTTTCATACAACGAAATGGACATAACATTCCAAAATGGACAGAAAAAACAAAGTATGTTATGTTCACCGAGTTTCTGTACAAAAATAAACCAGACTTTATGATAAAGTTTTGGGAATTGGCGGGGAGAATGGGACTAAAGGAAGAACATTTCCTTCAAATTGGAACGGTTCAATGTTCTCCTGATGTAAACAAAAGAACAAAGAAATACAACAGACCATCACACTTACACAGGACAACTTGTGAGATTTGGTTCAACGAATACTTAAAAGTTATCAAACCAAAGAAAATGTTGGCATTTGGTAACTTCCCAATGGAAAGACTAACAGGGAAAATAAAAGGTATCGCAGAATTAAATTCTACAGTTATCAAACCAAAAATTAATCAAGTGGTGGTTCCTACGGTTCTGTCTCTCCCGCCAAGTATATTAATCTATCCAGAAAATGAAAAACTTATTAAACAATCATTAAAACAATTTAAGGAACTATAATGAATGACATATGAACAACAAAAATGGCGGAGAATACTTGAAACCGATAAAAAGTCAAATTATGCCGCTCAATTCGAAATGACCAGATTTTTGGATAAAGTATTTACAGATGACCATATGGATATTATTGATGTCATATTAAAGGAATGTAAGGTGGAAAATATAAGTACACCACTCCTATTAACTATTTTATCATCAACACTTCCTGCAAAATATTACATAAAAAATAGAAAAGATTTTTATGAAAGAGTAAAATTGAAATTATCAAAAGATCATACAACTGAGGAACTTACTGAAATATTGAGAGGATTAGAATGATGCTATCTTACAACGATTTTGAAAAATATATTAAACTTATCATCAAATACAATGAAAAAGATGACCAAATTTCGAGAATAATGGAAGTTGAGGGATTCATTATGTATTCCAGTGAACTGATCGAAGGTATCATAGATCTATTGGGAGAAATAATGGATGACAAAGAAAATGGGTGGATCGATTATTGGTGTTGGGAATGTGATTTTGGTGAAAAAGCCGATGATAGAGTATTTGATGCGGATGGTAATCCTATCCCATTAAAAACCATTAAAGATCTTTATTTTATACTATTGAAAGGTAGAGAAGTTGACTAATTTATTACAGGATGTTATTATAATTATGTTGGTGGTTTATATATTTTTTATAAATCCAGTCATTATGAATATATTAAAATAAGGTAATCTATGAAAATACAAGTAATTAGTGATTTACATTTTGAATTTGGCTTACATAATTCCAATTACGATAAAATGATTGATACAAACTCTGATATTATCGTACTGGCAGGTGATGTACATGTAGGTGATGAATTGTTCAAAAGCCTTACTGGTATCCAAGTAGAATCCAATAAACCAATCATATATGTTCCTGGGAACCACGAATATTATGGCAGAAGGAAAGATAGGTTTGATAGGGCACTTAAAGAATTCAATGAGTTAAATCAAGATATTCACATTTTATTGGAAGATAAGGTGATGATTGATGATATAACTTTCATTGGTACAACTGGATGGTGGGATGGGTCTGGTGGAGAAATTAATGCACTTGTAAAAAGAAGTCTTAATGATTTCACTCGAATATTTGATATTATGAATGAGGGAAATGATGAAGGTAAAAAATGGGGCGAAACTTCACGAGACTTCATTACTGACACATTAGAAGAACTTAATGGAAAAATATGTGTAGTTACCCATCATTATCCACATTACAAATCAATTGATCCAGAATATTCATCTTCCCCTATTAATGTATGTTTTGGGAATAGGTGGGAATGGATAATCGATAAGTTTCAACCAGAATGTTGGATACACGGACATACCCATTCGTCATTTGATTATATGGTGAAAGATACAAGAATAGTTTGTAATCCACAAGGGTATATTACCTATTTAGGTCAAAATTATTATGATGTAGAAAATAAAAATTTCAATCCAAGTAAAGTAATTGAACTCTAACTAAAGAAAGGAATTTGGAAAGATGAACTCAAGAAAAACTGAACGAAGAACACAAATTATTACTAAAATTATGGATGCACTGAAAGATAATGAGATTTTTGACAGAGTAAAATACAAACAAAAGTCTGAATCTGAGTTACAAAATAGAATGGCAACACCTCTACATCGAACAGTGGTGTCATTGTACGAAGAATTCAAAGGATATGTACCATCAACATCCGAAAAAATGGCCCGTATTAATTTTGCAAGTGAAGAAGATCCAAATACCACTGTGAATAATTTTGTGTTTATGGGGGTCCAACATCGACCTGATTTCACCATTGATTTTGATGATATGAAAATTGCAATTGAGATTAAAAAGGGGTCTTGTGGAAAGTCTATCCGAGAAGGTCTTGGCCAATCAATTGTATACAATACTCATTTCGATTTTGTTGTGTATTTGTTTGTTGATACTTCCAATGATGACAGATTAAAAAATTCTATGAATGGGGACAAAGAACGATTGATGAAAAAAAATCTATGGGAACAACACAATGTTCTTTTTGATATCGTGTAATGTTGGTATATAAAATTATTGTAGGTGATACATTCACATTAAGAGAAACGGATCATGGATTATATCAAGAAATTGTAAATTTTACTGATTGTCAGGAAAAGGGTAACAAAATCACCATTGAAGTTATTGATATCACAAGAGAAGAATTCAATAAAAATGCTCGATGGGATAATATATAATAAAATTGGGGAATATGAATGAAGAAAAAAACTGTAACAACAAAACCATTGGTGAGGTATCCTGGAAGTAAATCAAGAAAGACTAAAAAATTAACTTCAATGTTTCCTGAATTCAGTGGAAAATATTACGAGCCATTTATTGGTTCTGGGGTGGTATCAATTTATCAAGGGGAAACCAACCCAAATAGAAGTATCCATATAAACGATATTTATTATGATTTGTATAACTTATGGGTAAATGTAAGAGATAATGCCGATGAACTGGTGTCTAGATGCCTTGAAATTAGATCAAAATACGACAAAAATGATGAATCTATGGGAAAGGTTTTATTTGAAGATATGACCAATCTCTATAACAATGGGGATGAATTGGATAAAGCAGTATCGTTTTTTGTTAAGAATAAAATTAGTTTCAGTGGTGTTGGTGGGGTGTCAAAACTTGCTTATATGAACACATTTAATGATGGTAATACGAAGAAACTTTTGATTATTTCCAATATTATCAAAAACTTCACCATCACAAATACTGATTATAGAGATTTATTCGATCTATCAACACCAGACGATTTCATTTTTCTTGATCCACCGTATGACATTAAAGATATGTTATATGGACCTGATGGTAAAATACACGAAGGGTTTGACCATAAAGAGTTTTTTGATTCTGTCAATAAATTGAATTGTAAGTGGTTGATAACATACAATGATAATGAAATGTTAAGAGAATGGTACAAAGATTACAATATAAAAGATGAGTCATATAATTACTGTATGTCTTTTGAGACCACCAAAGATGGTAAGAAGCAAAGAACAAAAAATGAACTCATTATCACTAATTATTAATCCATATAAAAATATAAATACTCCTGATAGAAATTGAAGGAGTATTTTAATGCGATTTAAAGAATATATCACAGAAGCTGGTGGTGATGCAAATTTATTGGAAACGGAATCCTTGTTGGGGGTAACGGCCACTGATAGGTGGATTGAATTATGTCAAATGATAACATCAGGGTCTATTAATGAAGAAGAATTAATAGAATGGCATACATCAATAAAAGATCAATTTGGTTCTGGTAGGGATTGGATACAAGCATCAGTTGAAAAAATCAAAAATATTAAAATCACAGACACTAAAATTATATCTGAATTGGCAATGAATGCAATTGGAATGAGGTCTTTTGTTAATTATATTGGATTAACCAACGCCAATTTTATTCATAATAATATTAAATCTTATTATAAAGTAGAAAATGATATAATGGGAACAAATACAAAATCGAAAGATAATACTGCCGATGTAATAATCATGTCGGCATCTTCTCATACAAAATTCTTAACAGAAATGGCAAAAGGAGAAGTTGAAATTGATGAAATAGGTGGTAGTATCAAATTCGGACAATATACCGCATATCAAGTATCACTGAAAAAATCAAAAGATGGTGCTCAAATTGGTAAAATTGGTGGTTATTTAAGAAGTATATTGGATATTGAAGGTGCATCAGATGCAGCAAAAGAAATGGCAAATGAAGGAATAGTATCCAATATAAAATCATTCATTAAAGGTACTTGGGAAAAATTAAAAAATAAGTTTGATGTAATCTCAAAAAAAATCATTTCTGGTATAAAATCATTTTTTAATGTAGGGGTGACAAGAAAAGATTTGGAAGAAATAGCAAAAATAGTGGAGTTTAAAGGTAACATATCAGAAAATAGTGTTTCATATTTCAATAATTATCTCACAGAAGAAATGAATCAGGAAACAAAAGATCTTTTAGATGCCATTATAAACAAAAAAGATAAAATATTAAAGAACATTAATAAAAATTTTAATACTTGTGTTGGGTTATCAAATAAATTGGGAAATGTTAAAAGTCACTACAAACAAATATCCAATATTTCTAAAATAGACCGACAAGATGCATTAAAACTTGTGTCAAA